GTAGAGGGATGGGAAGGACAAGGAGAATTGTTAAGTAAGTTTGGTGTTCGTATTGAAGACAAAACTACTTTTGTTTTCTCTAGAGAAAAGTTTACATCTGCTGTAGATGATAATGCAGTATTGAATGTTGAAGGTCGTCCTAATGAAGGAGATTTAATTTGGTTTCCTGCTACTAAACATTTATTTGAGATTCAGTTTGTTGAGGCAGAAAGACCATTCTATCAGTTAGGAAAAGGTTTTGTTTGGGAATGTCAGTGTGAACTCTTCCAGTATGCAGACGAGGCACTCGATACTGGAGTTGCAGAGATTGATGGTATTGAAGCAGCATTTGCCAATGCTATTACTGTCAACTTTGCTGCTGGTGGTACTGGTACATTTACAGTTGGTGAGGTAGTTGCTGGTGGTACATCTAATGTAACTGCGGAAGTTAAAGCATGGAATGCTACTGATAGACAATTACAAGTGTATAACAGGTCTGGTATCTTTACTATTCCAGAAACTGTAACTGGACAAACTTCTGGTGCTGCCTGGACATCCGCATCCTATAACACACTAAATAACGTTAATACCGCTGACAGCATTGATGCCAACTTTGGTTTTGAAACTGCTGATGACGATATTATAGATTTTACAGAAGGTAATCCCTTCGGTTCAATTGGTTCCACTACTGACACTACAATCTGATGTTAGGTACATATTCATATCACGAAATTTTTAGACGAACCGTTGTAGCGTTTGGTACGTTGTTCAACAACATTGAACTTCGTCGTTCAACCGAGGTACAGAAAGTTCCTTTGGCATATGGTCCAAAGCAAAAATTCTTAGCACGATTAGATCAAGTTCCTGATCCTACTAACAAAAGAGTTCAAATTACATTACCTAGAATCTCTTTCGAGATTAATGGTATTCAATATGATGCACAGAGAAAAGTTTCTCCAACTCAAAAAATTAAATTTCCTAAGGATGGTGACGAGAATAAGACAGCATTTATGCCTGTTCCTTATAATCTATCATTTGAATTAGCAATAATTTCTAAGAATCAAGAAGATGGTCTTCAGATTCTAGAACAAATACTTCCTTTCTTTCAACCACATTTTAACTTAGCAGTTAAGTTAGTTCCTGATGTGTCTGAAACAAAGGATGTTCCTGTAGTTTTAAACAGTGTTGATTATGAAGATGATTACGAAAATAACTTTCAAACTCGTAGAGCAATAATTTATACTTTACAATTTACTGTAAAAACTTACCTATACGGTCCTGTTACCGATTCCAAGACTATCAAAAAAGTTATTACAGATTACTATACTGATACAAATACAACTTCTGCACCTAGAGAAGTTCGTTATACAATTCAACCAGATCCTATTACAGCAGATGCTGATGATGATTTTGGATTCGGTATTGTTGACGAAGACTTTACTGATATGAAGAAACGTAATCCTACAAGTGGTGCTGATGAGGTAATTTCATAATGGTAGATCCGTTTGCTGGTCTCAATAATGCTTTTGGTGCAGAACCTACTGAACTTGAAAAGCATGTTGAGAAAGTAAAACCTTCATTGAAAAAATCTGAAGAAGGTGATGTAAAGCAAGACTATGAGACTTCTCGTGCTGCGTTACATATGTTAGTGATGAAAGGACAGGAGGCAGTAGATGGAATACTTGACGTTGCGAGAGCAAGCGATCATCCTAGAGCTTATGAGGTTGCTGCGACAACGATTAAAAGTGTAGCAGATACTGCTGACAAACTCATTGACTTACAAAAGAAAATGAAGGAGTTAGATGCAGAAGATAAAAAGAATTCGCCATCTACTGTAAACAATACCATGTTCGTTGGTAGCACTGCTGATCTCCAGAAAATGTTAAAGAAACAAAAGGAGATAAATACTACTGACACGAAATAACAAGACATGACAGTTCTCAATGTTTTAAGTACTAATTCGATAGCCGCTGGTGCTTCCGAATATCAAACAGTACAAACAGGATATTATAGAGTTGGTTCTACAGCAGGTGCTGCTACTGTTTCTTTTAACGGTGGTGCTGCAATAACTCTAGTTCAAAATGAATTCATTCTTATCAAGGGTGGTAAACCTGGTCAAGCAAAAATAGTTAAAGCAATTGATGATTCAACTGCTGACTATTACGTTGGTGAGCATATTCAAGATTCGTCTTCAAATCACCCATTCTCTGTGGGAGATTATATTGCAGTTGTAGATGATTCTACTTCTCCAGGAATTGATAGTAACTTCCTTTCTGCTGGCACTGTTGGTAAAAAGATTACTGCAGTTTCAACTATGAATAACATACTAACTACTGACGTGGATTCTTCTTCAGCAAGTGCTGATTACACCTGGTCATCTGGTCCTAAGGCAAGAATTCAACGTGCTGTTAAAATTACTGCAGCAACAAATGTAGTGATAGTAGAAGAAGTTCAAGTAGTAGGCGGTTAAATGGCTGAAGGTTTTAAGTCTGATATTCCACCCGCAATTAATCAAACCGCTAAGAAATATATTAGAGGTATGATGAAGGGTAAAAGACGTTGGTCTAAGTTATATGGCAAACGTGATAAGGAAGTCATGCATAAAACTGCTAATAAAATGGCACTTAAAGATAATCTGAAAGTTATGTATTACAAAGATTTCATAAACTTGGTTGAAGGTAATCCTACTTCAAGGATGCTTTCAAAAGCAAAGTCTAAAACTACTGGAAATATTTCTGCTGATCGGGGAACCGATGAAAAGAAAAATAGATCGAGTAGGAAAAACCTTGAGAAAGATCTCAAGAAAAAGGGCATTGGTTACAAGAAAGGAGTTGGAGAATATAAATATTCATCAGGTGAAGGCACTGGACGTGAAGTCTCATACCAAACCTCTCCAGGTAAGGGAATGAGTAAGCGTCGCTTTGGTAAAGTTATGCGACGATTGGGTCGCAAACATGGACAGGAATCAGTAATCACAAAGAAAGCAGGTAAATCTGCTAAACTACATGATACTGAATCAAAGAAACCCTCTAAGTCTATAAGTGTAGGAAAGGCAAAACCAGGAAAGAATCCTTCTGGACAGGGAGAAACTTCTGGAACAAAAGTTAGAAAGGGAAAACTAGGTAAAACCAACAAACCATCATACCATTATGGATAATATGAAATCGACTATCAATGAAAGGGGTGACCATTGGCATCCTGATCCTGATAAGGATCGTAAGTTGGGCGGTCCTGGTGCGAATCAGCGTGCTCGTGAAGATCGTGCTGATGCTGCTAAACCAAAGTCTGATCCTAAAAAGAGAAAGTCAGGTGAATCCTATATGGATTATGCTAAACGTCATGGATATAAAAAGTCTACACCTAAGAAGAAATCTCTTTTGGGTCGTTTAGGTTTGAGGAAAGAAGCGTATAGAGTGCTTGCTAAGGATAAGGGTGAAGAGGGTAAACCATCTCAGTTCTCATATAAGGATGAGAAGGATGCTAAGAAGTTTGCTGATGGTATTAATAAGAAAGGTGGTAAGGCAACTGTGACTAAAGAACATCATCAAAAAGATAAAGATGGTAAAGTGATAGAGCATGGTGATGGAACACCAAGTTCTGTTGAGGAAGCAAAAGTTGATACCGTAAAGCATGGTGTAATGAGTAGTCCTGAAAAGGAAAAAGCACGTAACGAACGTAAATTTGGTAAGGTAGGTTGGAACCAAGGAGGACAATCTCAATTAAGAAAAGGTGCTCATTGGGCTAAACGTGGTGAGAAAAAAGTAAGAGGTGCAAAAGTGGAAGAAGGTGTAGGTGATGTAATTAAAGCAGGTGTTAAGCGTCATAAAGATGCAGTAGAGAAAAAGAAAGTTAAGAATAGAAAAGCAGTTCCTTATGCAGCATTAGCAGCACAGCATAAACCAGAAGGTAAAGTAATTCAAGATGATTGGAAACCAGAAATCATACATAGTAAACTGGGTGATGCTAAGAAGAAGGCAGACAAGAAAAGAGAATCTAAATTACCACCACATTTACAAGGAGACGCATTAGCTAAAATGAAAAAAGCATTCGCAAACGAAAGTGTTGATCTAACTGAAGAGTGGATTGATTCTGCTGTAGAAATTGCTTCTGAATATTTCTTTTCAGAAGGTATCAATGAGGAGGGTCTTGATCAGATCATCGATGAAGTTGGACTAGAAGATTTTGTAGATTTTGTTATTGATCCTATTGAAGAACTTAATGAAGAGAGGTCAGCAAG